AAGAGCTAGAAACAGCATAGTAAGGGTTTATCCTAGTATTGCTTAATTGTGATACTAGGATTATTCTATATTTCAGTATCCTAAAATTGGAGGCATTAAAAATGAGTAACTATAAATTATTAAATGTAGATAGCAATGCGAAAACCGTTAAGGGGCAAAAAGAGGGTTTTCTTACCGGTGTGTTATATCTAGCGCCATATAAGTTAAGCGGGTTTAATACTTGCGCCATGGCAGAGATAGCACAATGCGCCCATGCTTGCTTAAATACAGCGGGCAGAGCGGGTATTATTAAAACCGGTGAGAGTACTAACCCAATACAGCAAGCTAGAATTCGTAAGACTAAACAATTCTACAATGAGCAAAATACTTTTATGCTCGAATTAGTTAAGGATATTAATAAACTAGTCAAGCAAGCGAAGCGGGACGGTTTTATTCCACTGGTACGATTAAACGGGACCAGTGATATTAAATGGGAAAACGTACAATTTGACTATGAATTTATGCATGGAAAAATACGTACTATAACTATTTTCGATCTATTCCCCGAAATACAATTTTATGACTATACGAAAATACCCAATAGAAAAGAGCTACCGGCAAACTATGATTTGACGTTTAGCTATAGCGGCGTATCGGCGTATCAAAAATACGCAATGCAAGCTATACAATCCGGTATGAGATTAGCTGTAGTTTTTCGATTACAAAATAAAATCCCGTCGCATTATTTGGGTTTGCCTTGTGTTGACGGTGATAATACGGATATCCGGCATTTAGACCCTAAGCGCTCCATTGTCGCATTGTATGCTAAGGGTAAGGCAAAAAAGGATTATAGCGGTTTCGTTATCGATATTAAACCGGTTTAAGTATTAACCTATAGGCGCTTATCTTAGGCGCTTATGGGATTAGTATTTTGCTAATCGTAACCTATTACTAGGAGGCATTATCATGTTATATGAATACGATTTTACCGGTAGAAAACCGAGCATTGTACAAGTGAGAAAACAAGTAAGCGAAGGTATTAAACAAAATGCCGGTATGATTTTAATTAGTTGGGGTGAAAACCGTATCGATATTGAGAGATCATATAATAATCAATATTGGACCGGCTCAGGATGGATTAAGAATATATCCGGTTATGATATTGCGAAGGGTTTAAATCATGCTTAAATCATTGCTATTAACCGGCGTATGTTTATACACTTGCATTGTTGCTGTTTATGTCATTGTCTTTTACCTATGAAAGGGGTTTAAAAATGGATAGATTTGACTATTACCTAGAATTTATGGCAATGCGCTTAGATGATCATAATTTTAGGCTTATGTATGGAATTAATGAGTTTGATAAATGGTACGCCGATTACATGGAGATACTTTCACAAAAACATTATGAACCGGTAGAAAAGGAATTATGAAAACTGCACTATTTTGGTGCATGACATACCTAATTTTAGCCTATGTTTTGTATCATGCTGTAAATGTAGCACTATGTTATACTTGGGAATACCTCTAAAACCTCTTAAACGGGGCTATACGGGGTTTTTATGGGGTAGGTAATACCTCGGTATCATCTACTATGTTTTAATAGAATAGGGAGGGTTTTAATGCACTGCACAATATGCGACAAAATGTTAAACGATTATGAGTCAACACGAAAAACCTTAAATGGTGCCTATTTGGATATGTGCCAAGATTGTTACACCGGTTTGGATGTGCTGATACCGACAATAGATAGAAAGGATTTACTACACGAAGCAGATATGCCTAGTATTGATCAAATATTTGACGAATACGGGGACTATGTAGACTTTAATGACAATGAAGACCTATGATGTTATACAACTTAGTTAATTACCATTGTTATATACATAGTATCTATACGATGTATTCTTATAACGTAATACAATATAGTGAGGGTATCATAAAATGATGATTTTGTCAATAGCATTATGTTGTATTTATGTCATTGTTTTTATTAGCAATGTGTGATATTGTCGAAACTACTAGGAGGATTTATGCATCATAACGAAGAAGCAAGGTATCATTTTACATTGATGGATATGGTCGATCTAATTGGCGACTATGGATATGAGGCTGTAATGGCTGATTTGGATGTCGCTATCGCTGATAAGGTCAATCGATTAGTGCAACGGGCTGTAGCGGAGGATAGCGATGAATAAAATGGGTATGGAATTAATTACCGATCATGAGCGATCAGCAAAGTGGAACCATGATAAAAATACTTGGGATGTCGGCGACAAGATGGTATTCCAATGGAAGAATAAAGAAGAACAATCACCTCGTTTTAGTATCTTGCACGATGCATTAGATTGGATGATTAAGCGTAACTCATGAAAGACCTTATTTTTATCTTTGTCTTCTGTTTCGGTATGCTAGTGGGATATGCTGTAGGTCGTATGGAATGGGCGCATGAGGATTGTTATGACGCTACCGGCAAGTATCAGCGATATGAGGCTTGGTTAAGCGTTAAGGATGGGATTTACCGGTGTTTTTGGATTGAGAAGGATTACCCGCATAGGGTTAGAATGCAAGGTGTGATTGATGTTAAATAATGTAACATAAACGATACATTAAGTAGGGTTATTGTAACAAATACGATACATAGGAGAAGATGATGAAACCAAGTGATTTAGTAGGGCGCATTACAGAAGCAAATCGTATCAGTGGGACACGTGCATACGGGGACTGTGAATATAAGGAAGAGGACCCACGCATGGCAATATGGAGATTAGAGGCGGAATACATTGTAAGAAAGGCAAAGCAGGAACAAGATGCTAACCAAACAACGAACAAGTAAATTCCTAAAGCACATCGCTTGCCCTAATTGTGGGTCATCGGATGGTAATGCTTTACATGATGATGGTCATACTTATTGCCATGTATGTCTTACTTACACCGATGGCGATGGCGTTATTACCAAGAGAGAAATTAAACCAATGAATAAGGACTTAGACTTCTATGACAATGCTACTGCTGGTGCTATCAGTGATCGTAATATTTCTTCGGCTGTTTGCCTAAAATACGGAGTAAAACAAGATGTTAACAAGCATTATTACCCTTACTTTGATAACGATGGTGTGTTATCTGCTATTAAAATCAGGCTCGTTAGCTCTAAAGCATTCTCGATTGCTGGTGATTTTGGCTCTACGATGCTATTCGGTCAAAACTGTTTCCCTAAAGGCGGTCGCTTCTTAACGATATGCGAAGGTGAATTAGACGCACTGTCAGCGTTTCAGATGATGGGCGCTAAGTATCCGGTGATATCAATTCGTAATGGCGCATCTGCTGCTTTGAAGGACTGCAAGGCACAATACGAATACATTGACAGTTTTGAAAATATTGTCTTGTCATTCGATGGTGACGAAGCCGGACAGAAAGCAATGCAGTCTGTTGCTGAGTTATTCGGTGGCAAAGTCAAGATGATGAAGATGCGAACCGGACTCAAGGATTCCTCGGATTATCTCAAGATCAAGGCGGATAAGGAATTCGTTGACGATTGGTGGAGAGCAGAGCAGTACGTGCCTGATGGCATCATCCAAGGCGCTACGCTGTGGGAGATGGTGTCTAAGCCGATTGACAAGGCAGAAGTAGATTATCCCTATGAAGCATTAAACAAACTCACCTACGGCATTCGTAAGGGCGAGTTAGTGATGATTACGGCGGGATCAGGTTTAGGTAAGTCACAGTTCTTGCGTGAGATCGTATGGCATATCCTATCTAAGACCGAAGACAATATCGGGATGATGTTCTTGGAGGAAGGTGTGCGTAAGACGGCTAGATCGCTGATGTCATTAGCGGCGAACAAGCCGATTCATTTACCCGATGTTGATGTATCACCGGAGGAGTTAAAAGATGCCTTTGATAGAACACTTGGCACTAACCGCCTTTATCTGTTTGATCATTTTGGAAGTAGTAGTCTTGATAACATTGTTAATCGTGTCCGTTACATGGCAAAAGGACTTAACTGTGGCTACGTGGTCTTGGATCACATTAGTATTATTGTTAGCGGCGGTGACGTGGGCGATGAACGAAAGGCTTTGGATGCGATTATGACACGCTTGCGGATGTTGGTACAAGAAACAGGGATTAGTCTGTTATGTGTGTCGCACCTGAAACGTCCTGAAAGCAAAGGTCACGAGGAAGGCGCTGTGACATCGCTGGCTCAGTTGCGAGGCTCAGGCTCGATAGCACAGTTATCTGACATTGTGATCGGACTAGAGCGTAACGGACAGGCTACTGACATGATTGAAAGAAACACTACTCATGTTAGGGTTTTAAAGAATCGCTTTAGTGGTTACACTGGCGGTGCTGGCGATTTGTTATACAATCCATCAACAGGCAGAATGTTAGAAATACAGGAAACAATATGAAAGATGATTTACTAGAAAAAGCATTGAAGTACGCAAAGCATGACGACTATGATGTTACCCGTAAGATCATTACCGATTTGTGCAATGAGATTGAGCGATTGCGTGAACTTAATAAAGATGTCTTTAGCAGGATTCAGGACAATAAAGAAATCTTTAATCATGCTGAACGCTATCTTTGGCTACGCAACGCAGCTTGGGATGTGCCTCCGGGAGCGTATGCACCGATTGTCGTCATCTGCGATAACAAGATGGCAACATGGGAATGGCTCGACGGCACTGCACTAGATTTAACGATCGATAAATGGCGTAACGATGTTACTCTTTAAATGGGTTGCTACTTGTCTTTGCTTAGTCGGCATCGCATTAACTAGCTACAATATCTATCCGATGAACATTGTTCTTAGTGCGGGTGGTAGTGCGATGTGGGCTTGGGCAGGATGGAAGCAACGGGACAATCCGTTATTGATTGTTGAAGTAGTGGCAGTTTTCTTTTACATATCAGGAATGATTTCGTGGATGATGTAACACAGAGAGTATTTGATTTAGCAAGAGGATGTATTGACGAACTAGAGAAGCAAAAGCAGTACATTCAGTTATTAGAAGATTACAT